CCTATTTATTGCTTTCATCCCTCGCTCAGTTCTCCAACCTATTCGATGTGGGACTTCGCTTCGCGTAGTTTTAAAAACAACATATTTCTTAACAATGGACTATTTTCATTCGATCTTCACTTATTTTTGTGAAGTCTGGCATACAATTAGCAAACACAATTACATGAACAGGATGATTATCATCCCTAATTACTATTGGCTCATACTTAGTATTAACCATAACTCTATTTTTAACCTGTTCTAATACACCATAATTCACATACTCAGACGCTACTCTTGGGATGTCAAAGACCCAGTTGTTCTTCGGTTCTCCACTGATGATATGCAGCATGTCATGCGTCGGACCACCAGGTAAATAACCCCAACCTTGTTTGAGTGAAAGGTACCTGGCAAACGTACTCTTTCCTTCACCTCCTTTGGGGCCGTAAACCCATATAATCTTTCGGTAATCAGGTGTCTCTTCTATCTCTTGTATGACTTGGTCTTGCCATGGCTTCATATCGTAATTCCACTCTGCAGTTGATCGTTGTTCTTCTGTCATCTTCCTTGATAGACAACGACGATATAGTGAGGGATCTTCAATCTTCATTTCTTCTGGGTCGTCTTCAAATCGCTCCATAATTTTTCTCTTATGCGATCCCTTCTTAATGTATTTTCCATACTCCCATGGTCCTTCTATTCGTGTGTCTTCCTTCATAGCGTAAGCCTTAGCCTGGTCTGAATTTAATGCCCTCATTTTCTCAAAATGGGCTCCAGGAATAATGGCCTTCATTTGGCCCAAAGATTGTTGGGCCTTCATCTGAATAAAGCCCTGTAAGTGGTCATGGCCCACTCTTTCGTGTTGCCAACAGGCGTACTGAACGCGTTCATTAAAGGGCAAAATAGGAATTTCCCCTTTAAAGTTAAGTGTGAACACCCAACAAGTGGATTGCACAGTTGGCATGGTGGGACCGGGATGAAAGGTGAGGGATGAGAGGCGGGTAATACTATGCCGCCTCTC